TCAAGACCAGTGACTTCCAAGCCCTGTTTACTTTTCAGAACCAATTGAAATTCTCTTTCCCCGGTTCTATGGATGAAAACAACTTTATTGTTGTGAAGTCTATTGAAAGTAAAAGGGATATGGTAGGCATAATTGCTTCCTGTTTGTATGATGAGATCATTAAAATCAAGGAAGTAAAACGTTCAGAATCAAAGAAAGCTAAACCAATGTTAAAACGTAAATAATCATGGGTGGAAAAAGCAGGAAAAGTGGTGGAATTTCAAGGAAATTGATTGCCCAAATTAAAGCCGGGAATGGTACCAAATGTAATGGAACGAAAAAACCCGTTAAAGATGAAACAGCAAAACCTTTGTTTGATTAGGGAGTATCTGAAAAGGGCTGAACAATTAAGAATACAACCCAACTTCTTCATGTCTGAAGCTTATCTGATATTAATGGATGTGGAAGGAGTTAAAAATGATTTTTGGATTTGGATTGCCACTGAGGATGGTTGTTTACTTCCTCCGTTACCCCTATACGGCAAAGAATCCCTTTGGTTTCCAAATATTACGGATATATGGGCTTGTTTTCCAGTAAATAATGAAGGTTATAAATTAATGGCAGGAAAACAAGAGTTTCTGGATTATCAATATATCTTTGATCCAAAAGCTTTCCAATCTATGGTTGGAGGTAAATGGGAAACCTTTAGAAAGAATTGCCGGAAGGTATTGAAAAATGATCCTGAGGTTCAATATTTATCTGAACCTTTAGATGAATCAGAAGTCCCTATGTTTATAGGAAACTGGTTGGAAAGAAAGGAAGAAACTGTTGAAGATGGTTTGTTTTTAGCTGATTTCGCTTTCTTATCTAACAATGAACATATAGGCAGGAAATTCCTGTATTTGGATGGTAAATTAGCTGCGATAAATGCTTGGGATAGTAATTACATGTACATCAATTATCGTGTCTGTATGTGTGATGAAACTGTGCCATATATCAGTGAATTTGCCCGGTTTAAATTCTACCAGCAATGGTGGTATTCAAATGTATTAGTGAATGATGGGGGTTGCTTGGGTTTAGCCTCCTTGGAAAAATTCAAAGATAAAATGAACCCAATTGAAAAAATTCCAATTTACACTTTAAACCTAAAATAATATGGAAACAATTTACAAGTATCCTTTATACATTCAGGATGTACAAACATTACAGCTTCCTAAAGGGGCTGAAATACTTTGCGTACAAACTCAAATGCAGATGCCTTATTTATGGGCAATAGTTGATCCAGAGGTTAAAGAAAAGGAAGATGTTGTTGTAAGAACAATTGGAACCAGTCACGAATTTAGAGACGGGGCTGAACTGTTGTATGTAGGAACATATCAACTACCTTCTTTAGTTTTTCACGTATTTATAAAACAATAATAATCATGAAAAAAGCAGATTTACAAAAAGCTCTTGAGATAGCCAAACCGGGGCTGAGTAACAAAGAACAGCAGATTGAACAAACCAATCATTTTGCTTTCATTGCAGGTCGTGTCGTAACGTATAACGATGAAATCAGTGTATCCCATCCGGTTGAAGGATTGGAGATTGAAGGGGCTGTAAAAGCCGATGTATTGTATTCAATCATCAGTAAGATCAAGGCTGAAGATATTGATTTATCAGTTAACGAAAGTGAAGTGGTGATTAAGTCAGGTAAAATGACAGCCAGTATTGCCCTTCAACATGAAGTATCCCTGCCTTTGGAGGAGGTTTCTGATATGGGTAAATTCAAAAAGATACCAGACAATCTCATAACCTTATTACATCTGGCTGCCGGGGCTTGCCCCAGTGGTATGGATAGACCTGTATTGACCTGTGTAAATGTTATGGATAACGTTGTACAGGCTTCTGATGGATTTAAGATCATTGAAGGTACTTTGAGTTCAAAACTTCCGGTTGAAAGCTTTCTTATCCCTGCACCTGCAGCTATGAAAGTTTGTACCATGAATCCCAATCGGATCAGTGTGACTGAAAGTTGGGTTCATTTCAAGAATAGTGAAGGAACTACAATCAGTTGCCGTACATTTGAAGACACTTATCCTGCGATTTCCCACATTCTTTCGGTTAAAGGGGATAAAGTTACATTACCAACCGTGATGCCTGAGATATTGGAACGTGCGTGGGTATTTGCTGTCCGGGAAAGTGCTTCATTAGAGGTACTGAATGTTATTTTGACTAAAAAGAAAATCACTGTAAAAAGTCAAAGTGATTATGGTAAATTTGAAGAATCTGCTATTATTAAGTTTGATGGGGCAGAATCAGAATTTTCCATTAGCCCTTACCTCCTAAAAGGTATCCTGAAACAAACGCTGGAATGTATTATCGGTTCAGATCGTTTGAAATTTGAAGGTTCTGATTGGGTTTGTATAACAGCTTTGAAATAATGTTACGAAGACAAGGAACAAAGGATGGGATTAATGCTAAAATCAGGGTTTATTTCCCATCTCATACTTCTTATGTTGAGCCCTTCTTTGGAGCTGGGGGTATGTTTTTTAATAAACCTTTAGTCAAGTATAATTGCGTTAATGATAACGATTCAGAAGTCTTTAACCTGTTTCAAGTTATTCAAAATCATTTAGAGGAATTTAAACAACAATTTGAAGATACCCCTATTAATGAAGATTTGCTGAGGCATTGGAAGGAAAACAAAGAAATAGAACCAATAATGAAAGCTGTACGTTTTGTTTTCTTGTCAAATTATACTTTATTTGGGAAAATGGGAACGTTGAACAGTTCTGTAAATAGTAATCACAAAAGCTTATATTTAGTTGATTTAAAACATATTCAATCCCATATTAAAAATACCCATTTCTTTAATCATGATTTTCGTGACTTTTTGAGAATAATTGCGATTGAAGAATGTTCAACCTTCATTTATGCTGACCCTCCTTATATTACAACGAATGCTAATTACACTGGATTCACTGAACAAGACAGCTTGGATTTATTTGATAGCCTTGAAGCTAAAAAATGTAAATGGGCTATGAGTGAATTTGATAATCCTTTTATATTGAATCAAGCCAAAGACCGGGGGCTGAATGTTATCATTATCGGTGAACGTAGAAACATCAACAATCGCAGAACTGAAATTTTAGTTACCAATTACAAAACACCAAACAAGAGCTTAATATGAACGAAGGTTTTTTCACAAAGAAGGAAACTGAAAGTGTCAGCAGACCGGATGGTAGACCCCGCACATGTATAAGCTGTGGAATTTACCGGACAAGCAAAAACCCCAAGATGAAACCTTTCGGAAATTTCAAAAAAGGAATCATGAATATTGGGGCTTGTCCTGAGGAGGTGGATGACTCCTGCGGAAAACCTTTCCATGGTAGGGATGGAAAAACAATAAAGACAGCTTACCACAGGATGGGTATAGACTTATTTGAGGACTGCATCAACCTGAATGCTGTAAATTGTTTTTGCTCTACCCAAGAAGGGGAACGCAGGGAACCAACCCCAAATGAGGTAGAAACCTGCCGCAAATCTATTTTAGCCTATATTAAGCAATACAAGCCACGAATCATCGTACTATTTGGTGAATCTGCTTTACTTAGTGTTATAGGTCATAGATGGAAGGAAGGGGCAGAATCCATGGAAAAGTGGCGTGGTTTCTGTATCCCTGATCAAGAGTACAAAGCATGGTTGATCCCGGTCTTTGATCCCAACTTCCTGAATCCCAAAAAACCTGAAATTGAAACTATCTGGATTCAGGATTTATCACAGGTAAAAGAAAAGTTGAATGAAGAGTTCCCTAACCACGTTGACCCGGTTATTGATATTGTTGACGATTTTAGCATGTTTGATGATATCGTTCATGGTACTATTGCTTTTGATTATGAAACTACAGGATTGAAACCTCACGCTGAAGGGCATCGTATTATTTGTGTTTCAGTGGCTGATAGTGAAGATCATGTTTGGGTAGGTAGAATGCCGGAAAGCAGATCAGGAAAACAACCGTTCAAAAGGCTTCTACAATCCAATGCCATATTGAAGATGGCCCACAATATGAAATTTGAGGATACTTGGACAAATGTAGCTTTAAAGTTTCCTATAAATCATTGGTGGTGGGATAGTATGCAAGCTGCCCATGTGTTAGATAACAGGGAGGGGATAACAGGATTGAAATTTCAGACTTATGTGAATTTTGGGGTATCTGATTACAGCACTGAGGTCAGCCCCTACCTGAAAGCCAAAGATGATAAAAATGCAAATTCAATTAATCGGATTGAGGAGCTTTTGAAGTTTCCGGGAGGGGAACATAAATTGCTAACTTATTGCGGTCTGGATAGTATCTATGAATTCAGGCTGGCTATGAAACAACAATCTATTATGAATTATTTACCTTTTTAAATTATGAAAATAGGAACTAAATCAGTGTTATACGGAGCTCATTGCTTTTTTATCCATCCAATCTTTGTAATGGTAGCTTGGTGGAAGTTGTACGGTTTTCCAAATAATATTCAATATTGGATTGCATTTTTTGTACACGATCTTGGATATTGGGGAAAACCTAATATGGACGGCCCCGAAGGAGAAACACATGTTGAACTTGGAGCGAATATTATGGGTTGGTTATTTGATTTCCATATTGGAACGTTACGTGGAGAATTCTATAAATTAACTCACGGCCAAATATGGATGGCTTGTTATGAATGGGTATATGTAGAAAAATACTCATGGAAATGGGCTGAATTTTCAAAATACCATTCAAGATTTTATGCCAAAAAAGATAAAGCACAATATTCAAAACTTTGCGTGGCTGATAAATTAGCTATCTGTATTGAACCAATGTGGTTGTATTTATTTAGAGTTAATTTGACAGGGGAAGTGAATGAATACATGGCTAAAGCTGCCGACAAAGAAGGTAAAAATGCTTCAATGAAATTAACAACGGTAAATCAAAAAGAATGGTTTAAAAGCATGGGGGCTTATCTGCGTGAATGGGTTGAAACTCATAAAGATTTGAAACCAGATACGTGGACACCAGAGTACAAAGAATCTATTAATGATCAAGGGGTATGGAAATAAACCCAAAGACAAGTGAAGCTTATGACCTTATGCATCAAGGTATATTAGCACTGGCAAAGGCGGAAAGGCAGGGATTTCGGATTGATGTTGAATATTTGGAAAACAAAAAATCCCACCTAACACGCAAAATATCCCGGCTGGAAAGTCAATTTGAAAATAGTACTTTTTACAAGAAATGGCAGCGTCAGAGTACCACTAAAATCAACCCCGGGTCAGGGGATCAGCTTGGAAAGTATCTTTACACCACTTTGGGACTAAAGCCACAGAAACTAACAAAAACTGGTAAAGGTTCAACGGATGAAGAAGCCTTGGGACTTTTGAATTTACCGGAACTGAATGCCATATTAGAAGTAAAGAAACTGAAGAAAATCCGGGATACTTATTTGGATGGTTTTCTGAGGGAGCAAATCAATGGACAGATTCATCCTTTCTATAACCTGAATACAACGGTAACATACCGTTCATGTATTGCTAAAGGAACGAAAATATTGGCTGTTAGAGATTTTTACAGGTATCCGAATGGAGTTCCTATTGAAAAGATCAAGGAAGGGGATTTTGTTTATTGTTTTGATGATAATTTAAACCCTGCTATTCAAAAAGTACTTTGGTCTGGAAAAACCGGACATAAAGAAGTTATCAGGATTCATTATTCAGCGAAAGGTGGGGGAGGAAAAGGATTTTTGGACGTTACCCCTGAGCATCTTATACGCGTAATTAATGGGGAATACGTTGAAGCCCAGAATTTAGTTGGGGATTTTAGAAAGCCTGAAGAAAGTAAAAGACTTGGAAAAATAAGAACTTTGTCTTGTAAACGGGTTGATGTTAATTTAAATTTTACCGGTCATGTAAAAGGGGGTAAAGGTGTTCTTGAACATCGTTTGGTCTATTCCCAGTTAATTGGGGATTTAAAGCCTGCGGAAGTTGTTCATCATAAGGATGAGGATCATTTCAATCATACACCATCTAATTTAAGAAAAATGACTTTAAAACGTCATTCATATCTCCATTCTTTAAAAGTATCTGATGAAATAAAACAAAATAGGATTAAGACGTTGAAAGAAAATCGACATTTGATTACCTATACTTCAGGAGCTGAAAATCCTTTGAGTATGAACTTGACAAAATTTCAATGTTACCGATTATTGGCACAAAATTCAGGAAAGTTAAAAGGGATTAATTTTGATTTTGGTACAATTAAAAAGTATTTAGAAATAAATGGAATAGACCCTTTTAAAGTTCGATTGCGTTTTGATAAACATGGGGAATATATTTGGAAATCTAATTTAGAAAAAATATCTATTTTAGGTCGTTCTGAGGTTTCTAAATTATTAGGGCATAATCATTATCGTTTGTTAGAATTATATTCGATTTATGGGATTGATGAAAAGCGTAAATGGGGAAATCAATTTGGTGCATTTAAACCCGGAAATCACCAAATCACAAAGATTGAATGGGTAAACAAAAAGGTAGATGTTTATGATATTGAAGTAGAAAAATACCATAATTTCTTTGCTAATGAAATTTGTGTACACAATTCATCAAATAACCCGAATTTCCAAAACCTTCCTGCCCGAGATGAGGAGTCAATGAGGATGGTTAAAGATGCTATCTTTCCACGTTTAGGGCATCAATTGTTGGAAGTGGATTTCAAGGGTATAGAGGTTGCTGTGAATGCCTGTATAAATAAAGACCCGGTATTGATACATGACATCCTTCACGGAGATATGCACGGGGATATGGCTAAACAGATTTTCAAAGTACCTAATTTTGATAAAAATACACCAACTCATAATACCCTACGTTCAGCAGCAAAGAATGGGTTTGTATTTCCTGAGTTTTATGGGGATTATTTCAAAAGCTGTTCTGAAAACCTTGCTACACGCTGGGGAAAGCTCCCCCAAACTAAATGGTCAATGGGGCAGGGGATAGCTTTTGAGAAAACATTTTTATCAAACCATTTAATCAGCCAAGGAATAACATCATTTTCCTCCTTCACAAAGCATATTGAAAATATTGAAAATGAGTTCTGGCATGAACGTTTTATGGTGTATGGTAAATGGAAGGATACTTGGTTCAGGAAGTACCAAAAGAACGGATTCATTGACCTACCCACAGGCTTCCGGTGTAGTGGGGTTATGAACAAGAAACAGGTTTGTAACTACCCGGGGCAGAATGGGGGTTTTATGTGCCTGTTGTGGTCTTTGATTGAGGTGACTGATATTCTTGAACAAGAACAAAGGGATACCAAAGTGGTGGGGCAAATCCATGATAGTTTGATACTTGATGTACATCCTGATGAATTATCTCATATCCTTGAAGTAGTGAAATACGTTACCTGTACAGCCCTTCAAAAACACTTTGATTGGATAATTTTACCCATGGAAGTGGATGCTTCCATCTCAGGTATAGACCAATCTTGGGCAACCAAGGAAAAGTGTAAAATATAAAAATTTATTGTATAATATATAAAACAGATAAAATGACACTATACATCAAACATCGCCCCACCGATTTAATTGGGGTGAAAGGTAATGAGGATGTTGTGGAAGCTTTGAAAAACATGCTTCTAAATAAAGAATCCTGCCCCCACTCCTTCCTCCTTTCTGGGCCAACAGGCTGCGGCAAGACAACCCTTGCCCGCATTATTGCCGCTGAATTAGGTTGTTTTGGTTCAGATTATAAGGAAATTGATTCAGCTGATTTTAGGGGTATAGATACCATTCGTGAAATTGGTAAACAATGTATGTATAAGCCGTTGGAAAGCTCCTGCCGGGTATTTGTTATTGATGAGTGTCATAAGATGACTAATGATGCTCAAAATGCCTTTTTAAAGAGGTTGGAGGATACCCCCAAACACGTTTATTTTATCCTTTGTACAACTGACCCAAGTAAGTTGATTCCAACTATCCGGGGAAGGTGTTCTCAGTTCCAAGTTAAGCCTTTGTCTGAAAAAGTATTGTTAAGGCTTTTGAAACAGATCGTAACGGAGGAAAAAGAAACGCTGGAACAAGAGGTTTATGCCATCATTATTCAAGACAGTTTGGGACACCCACGCAACGCTCTGACTATATTAGATCAGGTTTTACAAGTTCCTGCCGTAAAACGATTGAAAATGGCTAAACAGGGGTTGCTAGAACAATCCCAAAGTATTGATCTTTGTAGAGCCTTGATGAAAAAGGGAACGGGTTGGAAAGAAATTGCCTCAATATTATCCGGTATAAAAGACCAAGACCCGGAAGGAATAAGAAGGCAAGTGATGGGATATGCTGTATCAGTACTCCTGAAAGCAGATGATCCAAAAGCTGGTCTGATATTAGAATCATTCATGGAACCTACTTACAACAGCGGGTTTCCTCAAATTGTTTTGGCTGCATACACAGTAATTAAATCATAATATCATGAAAAAAGAAACATTGGAACTTGGAATAAAGATTTTCAAGTTAAGTGAAAAACTAAAATGTAGAATTGATAAATTTCAATTCACCCGCAATTCAGTAGGCCCAATTTATGAATACCGATTTATTCCTGCTATTTATTTAAACCACCAGAAAATAGCAAATAAAGCTATCCAAATTCAATTAATTGGCGTGGTTAATTCCCTTGATGTACTTTTGGAAAATTTGTCTGATACCAGTTATGAAATTTCATTGAAAACTTTTGAAAACATTACGGAAGAACCTGAGGAAGTTGAAAACATTATCCCTGATCCTTTCAATGTAAAGAAAGTAAAAGAAGAAACCCCATTACCTGCTAAAAAAGATAAATGCCCACATGGACATGTATTTGGAAAAGATTGTGATGAATATAAAGAATGTGGTAAATGTCCTTTATGGGAAGACTGCAGCGATTAAAAAGATGAGATTTTAAAAAAGGTAAAAAATAAAAAACAATGAATTACGAAAAAGACATACAAATTAATGATCAGGCCTTGGATATAGAGTGGCTTGAACAACCGTCAAAAATGATGCGTTATACCCGGCATTCGACTGACATGAATAGAGCTTTAGATCAGGCAAAACAGGATTTGGATATTGCCAATGCAGAGGTTGATCACAAAATAAGAAAAAACCCTGATAAGTTTCTTGTGGAGGGAAAGATAACAGTCGACTCAGTAAAAGCTGCTATATTAGTTCATCCAGACTATCAGAAAGCATATACCAAATTTCTTGAAGCCAAGTATGAATATGATATGGCTCAGGGAGCTGTACGTGCTTTTGAACAAAGAAAATCAGCTCTTGAAAACTTGGTTAAATTATATCAATCCAACTATTTTGCTGGCCCTTCTATCCCCCGGGATTTGAAATGGGAAAGGGAGGAAAAGCAAAAAATGATGGATGATCGTATAGCAAAACGATTAACAAGGAAATAACCATCATTGTATTTAATGTTGTTTTTATTCGATTTAAAGCATTTATGTTGAAAGTGGTATAAGTATATCAATTGAAAAAGATAATGTTATTGGGTATAAATCAAGTAGTTATAAATCAATAAATTTTTACAATAAAATTACTTTTGTTTAATTAAATACTCATTATTATGGCAAAGAAAGAAAAGAAAAAAAGCATTTTTGCAGGTCAGGTTGTGGACAACGTAAGGGATAACAAACGCTCAAATGAACGTTCCTATGGATACCTGAAACTGCCCAAAGGAGTAAAAATTTGGAGCCCAGAAGTGGCTTCTGAAGTTGGAAAAGGTATCACTGCAACCTTTGATATCATCCCCTACAAAGTCGCTACTGCTAAACATCCTGACTTGAAAAAGGAAACCGGAAGAGCCGAAAAAGGTTCACTGTGGTACAAAAGACCTTTCAAAGTTCACCGCAATGTTGGCCCAGATAACGACACCGTGGTATGTCTTACCTCCTTTGGGGAAAAGTGTCCCATCTGCGAATATGCTACCAAACGCTGGAAAGAAGGAGCTGAAAAAGAGGAAACAAAAGACCTATGGGCAAAAGACCGGGAAATGTTCGCCATTGTTCCCAAGGGGGATAAAAAGCATGAAGAAGAGGTTCATGTGTTTGATATCAGTCACTACAACTTCCAAGAATCCTTAATGGAGGAAATTGATGAGCATGAAGAGTTTGAAATCTTTCCTGACTTGGAAGAAGGGCTGACCCTGAAAGTACGTTTTGCCGCTGCCTCTATGGGAGGTAAAAGCAAGCCGTATGCTAAAGCCAGTAGGATTGATTTTGTGGAACGGGATGAAGCTTATGATGAATCAATACTGGAAAGTGTACCAGATTTGGATTCACTTCTTGTCAAAATGTCTTACGATGAAATGAGTGCTAAATTCTTTGATGTAGCCACTGAAGAGGAGGAAGAAGAGGAAGAAGCCCCGAAAGGAAAGAAAGAGGAAAAACCAGCCTTGAATCGTCAAAAAAAGATAGCTGAACCTGATCCAGAACCTGAGGAGGAAGAAGAGGATGAAGAAACATTGGCAGATCAGATTGATGCTTGTAAAAGTCTTGGGGCACTTCTCACTATTGCTACCAATAACAAGGAGTTCAAAAAATCCCTGAAAAGTTTTGCTACAATTAAAAAGGTATCTGAATTGAAAGCTGCTATGATGGAAATCATTGAGCCTGAAGAGGAGGAAGAAGAAGAACCGGAAGAGGAAGAAGAAAGCTTGGTGGATCAAATCAATGCTGCCAAGAAGGTTTCTGAATTGATGGAGATTGCTGAAAATAATGAGCCGTTGAATGATAAAAAGACCTTGAAAAAATTAGGGGCTTTTGTTAAGGTATCAGGATTAAAAGCAGCCATGTTGGAATTGTTGGAACCTGAGGAGGAAGAAGAGGAAGAAGAGGATGAACCTGAACCCCCAAAGAAAACCCCTGCTAAAAAACCAGAAGCCCCGAAAACAACCGGAAAAGATAAATGCCCTTTCAAACATGGTTGGGGTATAGGAACTGAGGATCATAAAGAATGCGACAAATGTGATATTTGGGACAGCTGTATTGACGAAAAGGAAAGACTTGCAAAATTAAACAAAGGTAAAAAGTAAACATTTATGGCTGATCTTATCCTCAAAACAAGGAATAAGCCCGGGCTGAAAAATCAGAGTTTCATTGGGGCGAATATCCCCAATGAGCTCTATTTTAAAGTCCTGTTGTATATTACAGCAAATGGGACAACAAAAAATACTTTCATTAAAGAAGTTCTTCAATCAACTTTCAATTCTGAATCTACCGGGTTATCAACCAAAGTTTTAATGGATAAATTGATTTGCCGTATACACAATTCATATAAGAGTAAAAAGCAAATAAATCCTGAACTAACCAAGGAACGGTTTGTTGAACTTTTATCATTAGAATTGAACCTTAAAGGCTTTGAACAGGATTCAATCAAACTAATAATAGACAGATTTTATGGAAAGGAATAAACCACAAGCCCTAAGCACCCAAATGAAAAGAAACTCCACCAAAAGTAAAGAGGAAAAAGGAAAAGCTGAATATGAAGGTAATACTGAGGTGATGATAAGTTCCGGTTCAACCCTCTTGAATTTAGCTATAAGTGGAGGAAGGAAAAGGGGTGGGGGTTTTATTGGAGGTACTATGGTAGTGGCTTATGGCCCATCAGGAAGTGGTAAAACTGTGCTTGCCTGTGAGGTTGCGGGATATGTGCAAAGACAAGGGGGTGCTGTTAATTATAAAGACTCAGAAGCCAGATTGGATCGTAAATTCAGTGAACTGTTTGATCTGGATTATGATAAGATTAACTATGAAAAACCTAATACCATCCCAGAAGCTTTTCAACCATTATACAAATGGAAAGTCGACCCGAAAAAAATCAATGGTTATATTATTGACTCCTTGGCTGCTTTATCTACTGACATTGAAATGGATAATGATGATGGAGATAAGATGGGGATGCGAAGGGCTAAAGAATTTTCAGAACATTTACGCAAAGGTGCCCGAATAGTTACCAATAACAATATCCTTCTGTTTTGTACCAATCAAATCCGGGAAAAAGCCGATGCTCAAAAGTTTGAACGCAAGGATATCAACCCCGGGGGAAAAGCCATTGAATTTTATTCCAGCCTGATACTTCGTTTTTCAAATTACAAAAAAATTACAAAAATTGTTAAGGTATCCGGCAAAGAAGTTAAAAGGGTTGTGGGTATAGAGGTTGAAATTGAAGTGGTAAAAAGCTCTATATGGAAGCCCCACCATACTGCCCCTGTTATTATTTATTATGATTATGGAATTGATGATGTGAGGGCAAATCTTCAGTATATAAAGGATTTCAGCAACAGTTCTGTCTACACCATAGGAGGACAGCCATTGAATATTAGCCTTGATAAATCGGTACGGTTAATTGAAGTATCCGAAAGGGAGCAGGAATTGAGGGACGAAGTGATTGATTTGTGGGAAACGATTGAAAGTAAATTTGAGCAGCAAAGAAAACAAAAACAACGGTAAAAAATATTTTTAAAGTTTTTTTAAAAAAGCATAGAAGTTATCAAAACATTTCCTATCTTTGTAGTGTTGTTAAAGTTTACAACATTAAAACACTACAAATCATGGAACCAAAAATTCAAAAAGTAATTAATACCGTGGCTTTACAAGCTTCTTACCTTTACAAAACAAGGGAAAACTTATTGAGATTCAATAAAAGCCTGACCGAAAGCAGAACCTACCAGCACGAAAGATCAAAAATGATTGGCATGCTGGATATATTGGACGCCCTTGAAATTGACCGTACCGAATACAACTGGATATTCTAATGAAACATTTATTTTTTCTCATCTTCATAGCCTTGTTTATAAGCCCTGCTTTTTCAAGTGGGGCTTCTAACTATAACAAGCCATACTGGAAAGAAAAACATTCTTTCAGACCTGCCGCAAGTTTTGGGGAAAATACTACCAGAATTGGATTTGTGCTGCTTGCCGCAGCAGCTTCCGGGATAATAACCCATGATGATAAATTTAACACCACTTTAGCTTATATTAGTGGGGGATTTATTGTTGGGGGTGTAGTTATCCACTTAACACCTGAAAATACCAAGAAAAGGATCAAAACAGCTATTTTCGGTAACAGAAATCATTTTGGAATACGTTTTAAATTTTGATGATATGGAACGTTCCAAGCCCCAAAAAGGTTTATGGTGGGTAGGCTACAAGCAAGCCCATAACCTTCCTCAAATGCGATATGGCCCATGGGAAACAGCTGAGGAGATTTTGAAAGATCATTTTTTAAGGTTTTACCCCGGTGATTTTATTTATCTCAAATTAAAAAACACTATCACAATCATGTACCGCTTCCGGGATAACAACCGATGGCAAAAACTTTTTAATCCTATTACCTTATGATACGCACAATTAAACCAAAAACAACACTGTCTTTGATTGAACAAGTCAAGGAAAGTATAGAAACCCAAATGACACTAAACCCTCCAGTTATTCCAAACAAAACATTGTTAAAATGGGTAGAGGTTTATGCCAATAACTGCTTCGTAAAGATTGAGGAGGCTATGAGAAAAAGCCCTGAGTACAATAGCTGTGTTGATATTTATCATCAGAACTTTTCCCTGATTCTTTCCACAGTGAATCAATTTTTAGCCTTTCATAATTGCTCAACCTCGCATACTTGGATGGATCGTGGGATGCAGGATGATTTATCAAGTATTGATTTACAACTTATCCCAAAACCATTATCTATTTTTAACAGAAACAGAAAGAAATAACCAATGGAAAGAACCACGAAACATCGTACAAGTGTTATTACCGGATATGGTAAAAGCCCATCCAATATCTGGGAAATGGAATATGCCGCAGAACAAAGACATAAAACAACAAAAATACTGGCTATTGACCCGGCTTCCCATTGTGGATGGGCTGTAAGCAGGACTGTTTATGGGGTATGGAACCTGACTGCTAAAAGGGATGAAAGTGCTGGTATGCGATTAATCCGTATGCGATCTAAAATGATTGAATTGATAAAGGCTGAGGGAATAAACTTGGTAGTATTTGAAAGACCGGGAGGACAATTCAAAGGGGCTATCATTGTTCAGTCTGAATTACAAGGACAAATCAAAGTAGTTTGTGAAGACCTTGGAATCAACTACA